CCCACCCTTATATTTCAAAGAAGCAAAACTTAAAGTCTTTCCTAAGACAGATGAACTGATTATGTTTCCTGGCCAAGTCATACACGAAGTGCCAAAGGCAATCGACATGATTGGAGAGAGAATTGTTATTGCTGGAAATATCTATCTAGACTATCGTAATAGTTAGTATAAATACTTTACATGAACGAAAACTATTTCATGGGCCTCGATGGCTTTGTATGGTTTACTGGTGTTGTAGAAAATCGTAATGACCCTGCAAAACTTGGTAGAGTACAAGTCCGTTGTCTAGGTTACCATACAGAAGATTTAATAGATATCCCTACGGCAGATTTGCCATGGGCTCATATCATGATGCCTGTGACTGACCCATCTATGCAAGGACTAGGAACTTCACCTAGTTTTTTAACTGAGGGAAGTTGGGTAATCGGATTCTTTAGGGATGCAATAGAAAAACAACAACCAGTCATTATGGGTTCGTTGCCTGGCGTTCCACAATCAGAAGCAGATATCACAAAAGGTTTTAATGACCCAGGTGGTGACTACCCATCTGAAGAAATTATGCATTCAGGTCATGGTTTAAATGAATCAGATGTATCAAGACTTGCAAGAGGTGTAGATGCAGAAACTCATAAGTCAGTTATCAATCGTAGAGATACTGTATGGAAAGGAATACCTACTGCAACTAAACCAAATGTATCAAGTGTATCAACCACAAGTAAAACAGAAACGGCAGGAAGTTTTGATGAGCCAATACCTAGAGGATATGAGCCTGGTACACAATTAACAGATGTAGAAAAACTTTTAGGTACATCTAAAACTGTAAAAAAAGCGGTTGGTAACTTAACAGGTATCTATCCTTTTAATCATGTATACGAATCAGAAGCAGGTCATATAAAAGAAGTAGATGATACACCAGATGGTGAAAGATTATACACACAACATGCCGCTGGAACTTACGAAGAAATAATTGCTAATGGTACAAAGACAGTTAAGGTTGTAGGTGACAACTATGAATTGATTGCTGGTAAATCTAATATCTATGTGAGAGGAGATATTAATTTAACTTGTAGTGGAACTAAGAGAGAAAAAATTGATGGAGATTATATATTAGAAGTCGGTGGTGACTTCACAAGAAAGATACACAAGTCAGAACAAGTTAAGATTGGTGCTGGAGATGCTGGTGGAAACTTAGAGGAAGAAATTATTGGTAATCATGGATTCAATATTTCTAATTCAGTATCAGGTGCAATAGGTTCTACAGAATCAGGAACAGCAAAAGATTGCGATATTACAATTGGTGGAAAAGAAACAAGAACGATTGGTGGTACTTATGATATAACCACAGCTGATAGTTATACTCTAACATCATCAAAAGATATAGGTTTATTATCATTCAATAACATAACTGCATTTAGTGTTGCTAGCACTTCTATATCTTCTGGTACAACCTTGACACTTAAATCAGCTGAAGCAATGAGTATTAAATCAGACACCGCTGTTGCACTCGAATCAATATCAACAATGGATATCGTGGGTGGAACAATTAGTACATTAACATTTGCTACGAGTGGTAGTACTGTGACTGCTGAAACAATCGAACTTACCAGTCATGTACATGGACAACCAGATACAGGTGCAGATGCTACATCACAAGGTAACACATTGGTGCCAGTGGCATAGGAGAATAAAATGGCAGATTTTACAAGAGCAGATATTGAAGGAGCAAATGAGTTATTAAATAAAACTCTTACGGATGCTCTTGCATTAAAAGATTCACTTCTAGCTGAACATGGTGGAGATGCCACAAATATTTTAAATGCAGTAAAGGATAAAGTTGCAGATTTAAAATCATCATTATCAAGTATGATACCTGAACTACCTACTATTCCAAATGCAAATATGCAATCTGAATTTGCAACACTAGTTAATTTAGATTTAAATACACCAGCTGGTGTAGAACAATATAAATCACAAGTTTTAGGAATCACTAATAAATTTGGTACAGCAATGGCAGACAAAGGATTGGATATTGATTCTCTTGCTACAGAAATACAGTCAGGTGTAGGAGATGTCGGCGACCTACTTCCAAACCTTCAAATACCAGATGGGTTAACTATTCCTATTGAGTTACCTTCAAATATAAAGATACCATCTGCAGAAGCTATAAAAGAAAAAATAACTGTAACCCCTACACTTCAATTAGCAACTAAAGAAATAGAAGTGGTTACAGATGAAGTATCTGGGATGACAAAAGTTACAACAACTTCTACAGAATCTACATCAACAACAACCACACCTAAGACAGTTACCAGCACATCAACTAAAGAATTAATAAAGGTAAGTGAAACTGGTGGGGAAACTGTAACTGTTAGAAGCAGAAATGCAGATGGGTCATTGTATGATGCTGATGCTGCAAATGAAAGAAGATTTCAATCACAACGTGCATTAAGAACACGCATCCCAGGTTCATATACTACAGCTGGAGGGAAAAGAATGTTTCTTCAAAGGTACACAGATGAAAAGATTGATAAACTTAAAGCTCTAGTAAATGGTATAGACACAGACCAACTAGACAAAGCTACGGGCAAGGTGAAAGAAAAATTCTTATCTGGCTCCCAAACTAGAAGATACTTTTCAAGTTATACATATGATGATGGTGGTAGGACAGATGAAAGTTTCTTAGAAGCTAGAGATATGGGTGATTGGGAATGGAAAGAAGATGATAATGGGTTTCTTTGGTATGATAGAAGATTTAAGAAACACAGATTAACTTAATATGATAGGACAAACCCTTATAAATAATAATTAAATAACTAGAGATTATATATGTCGGCATACAAAGATGCACAAGCTCAAAACAACATTACTCGTAATGCCAGACAATATTCTGATTTAGATTTATTCTTTGGTAAAAACTCAGTAGGTTCTGATGTCAACAGAGTAACTGATATACAAGCTGTCAAGAGGTCATTAAGAAATCTTGTTAATCTTAATACATTTGAAAAACCATTCCACCCAGAAATATCTGGTGGGGTTCGTGAAATGTTATTTGAACCTATGACACCAATTACTGCTGTAGTTTTAACTAGAAAGATAGAAGATGTTATAGAAAATTTTGAACCAAGAGTAAGATTAGTATCAGTTAGAGCATTACCAGACTTGGATAGAAACATTTATAATGTTGCAATAGAATTTTATGTAGTTAACGCACCCACAGAATTGGTAGACTTATCAATCATGTTAGAGAGATTAAGATAATGGCAACAAACAATAAAAGATTAAGAGTAACCGAATTAGATTTTGATGCAATAAAATCAAATCTAAAAACATATTTAAAATCACAACAAGAATTTAAAGACTATGACTTCGAAGGTTCTGGTATAAACATTCTCTTAGATACTCTTGCATACAATACTCATTATCTAGGATTTAATGCTAACATGTTGGCAAACGAAATGTTCTTAGACAGTGCATCACTTCGTTCAAGTGTAGTATCACATGCCAAGTCATTAGGATATGAAACAACATCAGCAAGAGCATCTTATGCTACAGTTAATGTAAGTTTATCTACAACTGCTAATACAAAAACAATGTCAGCTGGTACAGCATTTTCAACAAGTGTTGATGGCACAGATTATCAATTTGTTACGATTGCAGATGTTACTTCAAGCAATACAGGCTCTTCTATTCCATTCGATAGTGTAACAATTTATGAGGGTAGTTATATTACAACAAAATATACAGTAAATACTTCTGATGTTGACCAAAGATATTTACTAAGAGATGTTAATAGTGATACATCAACTTTATCTGTTAAGGTACAAACATCAAGCACTGATACATCTACTACAACTTATACTAAAGCCACAGACATAACACAACTATCTTCATCAAGTACAGTTTATTATTTACAAGAAGCTGATAGTGGTTTATTTGAAGTTTACTTTGGTGATGGTACAGTGAGTAAAGCTTTATCAGATGGTAATATTGTGCAACTACAATATGTGGTTACAAATAAATCTGAAACAAATGGAGCATCTACATTTAGTTCGCCATCAAGTATTGATGGTGTTACAGGAATTACAGTTACTACAGTTGCATCTGCAGTAGGTGGTTCTGATGCAGAAACTATACAATCTATAAAATTACAAGCACCACTAGATTATGCAGCTCAAGGAAGATGTGTAACAGTAGATGATTATAAAACATTTACTAAAAAACTATTTGCAAACACTCAGGCGGTTTCTGTTTGGGGTGGAGAAGATGGTAGTTACGATACAAGCACAGGAGTATCAAGTAACCCAGAATATGGTAAAGTGTTTATTTCAATTAAACCTACAACTGGTGCAAACTTAACGACTGTACAAAAAAGTAACTTGGTATCTGCATTCAGTCCATACAAAGTTGCTTCTATTACACCAGTGATTGTAGACCCAGAAACAACTTTTATAATTTTAAACACTACATTTAATTATGATTCATCTGCAACAACATCTACTAAAGATGAATTAGCATCTTTAATTTCTACAACGATTGCAAATTATAATACAAACGATTTACAAGAATTTAATAGTT